ATTCAACATCTCGGCCGACTTCAAAACCTTTTTTGATAAGATTAAATGCACTCGTGGCAGTCGCCAGAGCGGTAATTGGATCTATCATTTGTATTTCCTTGTTGTGTTACAAATGATAAGGAATAGTATTGTTTTCTTCTCAACTCACAATACTATTTATAAGGAAGGTTTAATCAGTGATATTAAATTTCAAATTTTCGTGATCTGGGTAGTTGACTACTACAGGGCCTTCTGGACATTCATAGTCAATATGTGCAAGTAGAGTTGCTTCACCCTTTGGTATCATGTCGATGTGTTCTTCATTTATACTAAATGAAAAACCAAACTTATCTATCTTGTCACTAGCGGGGCCTGAGAACTTTGCAATACTAGGGGATGCAGTGTGAACCATATATTTACTGTCTTTGACTTCAAGTCTAAATCCAGTAACTTTACAGTCATCTCTGTGTTTTTCTCTTGCAACGATAACATCAAAAGAACCATCTTTTGGGCCATCTGAAATTGTGAAATGTTCTGGCGCCCAAGTAAGAATATCCTTACTTTCAATTTTATCCCACAAAGTATATCCTCCACCAATCAATGCAAGACTGGCAGTGACTACACCAATACCTTTGGTAATGTTCTCTAAATCGAAACTAATCATGTATCTATTTATAAAAAAAGGGAGACACCATTTCTGATGCCTCCCACTTCTTTCTAATTAGTAGTCTTTTTATGTGGTGTTACGACTCAGAGAGACTTACTGCACAAAGGACTTTACTACTATACCTTATTCATTCGCCAACTTTTCAAAGTATGACATTGCGTCATCATCGTCATCATCCACTGATGCCATAGCAGGAGCAGGTTCAGACTTAAAGGTTGGTGTGAATGGTACTTCATCTTCTTCTGCCATTGCAGCAGCAGTTTTTGTTGCAACAACAGTTCCAGATAGAACTGCATCCAAACGAGTTTTCAATTCATCATATGATTTGAAACTGCTGGGTGCATTGAACTCTGCAAGAGAGTGTTCTGCATTGTAGATTGCTTCGAGTTCCTCATCTGTTGATTTCAGTTGAGAAGTGCTCTCAAAGCCAGACTTATCATAGTTCCAGTAACCATCTACTTTACGAATCTTCAACATGAAGTTTGCACCTTCCCACAAATCAAATGGGTTGATTGGTTTTTCATCTGGAAACTCTGGTTGCATTGCTTCCATGAGTTTGTCAAAGATTTTCTTACCAAACTTGTACAACATCACCTTACCGTTGTTTTCTGGATTCATTCGATCCTCAACAACATAGATGTTTGCATAGTATGAGAGTTTACGCTTTTGTTTACGAGCGATTTCTTTATCACTCTCCACACCAGAGTTCCACAGTTGAGTATTATACTCACTCACTGGGTCTTTCTGATTGAGTGTGGTAAGAGAGTTCTCAATATACCACTGTCCAGTTGGGCCTTGGAATGCATGATTCCAAACTCGTACCCAAGGCATCTCCTCACCCTTTGGTGCTGGTAGGAATCGGATTACTGCGTAACCGTTGCCTGCCTTGTCAACATTGGGTTTCCAGAGCCGTTCGTCAACGTATGACTTCTTTTCGGTTGTAGGGGAATCGTCCTTTTGGACTTGTTGAAGTAGTTTATCCAGAGAGTTCTGGTTTCTTAGTGCTGAAATAGACATATGTTTCTCCTTATGTGTATATGTTCCGTATGTTTAAGTATTTCACATTATTCATTATATAATAGTATATATAATACTACATCATCCAACCAAAGTCAAGAGATAAATCTAAATTTTCTAGTTCGATGTACTGTAGATTATCGCAGTCTTTCCACTCTTCAACGAACTGACAAGTGTTATCAGTTCCAAGTGGAGCAGGGTTCACTTTCCAGAACCTTACTTCTGGATATGCCAGAAAGTTCTGTTTATGTTGTTCTATCCAATTTACAGATGGGGTTACAGCTGCACTATCTGATAGATAATTATCTGTTCCTTTATATAAATTATTGATAGTACCTGTCTTACTACCTAAATCAAAACCAATCAGAAATACATCTAAGGGGTCGTGATTTTCAATAGCAAGTCTTACTGCGATTGGGCCTGCACTCCAACCACCGTATTCTTCTGATATGATATGAACCTCATCATTTTCTTCAACCCATGTAATCCATCTATGATGTTTTGACAACAATTCATCAATAGTGTTTTTGTCAGAACCAAGTTTTACATGATATTCAAAAAGTTGTTTCATCTGATTTGGATCAGTACCATTTAGAACGAATTCTTTTCTGCCTCTTTTATCATTAGTGATAGTAAAACCCTCTTCATCCCACATTGTTCCTTGTACTATCATCTCATACATATCGCCAGGCAGTTTACTCCATGAACGAAAATAACATTTGTTTTTTAATGCATATCCAGATTCATAAACCTCATGCATCATTCCACCATCAACACAAATTAGTGCATCTGGTGTGAAATCACGATAAAGAGCATTACAGCCATAGACTACACCTTTTGTTTTAAGATCGTCTAAGTCTACACTCTTTCGTGATTCACCATTACCAAGTACAAAAACAGCACTCATCACTTATATGTAACTTTCACGTTTTTATATGCCTGATTCCATTCTTCTGGTGTTGCATCATCAATACTATTGCGAACATTAACAATATCAATGTTACCATCAAAACTAAATCCAACTGCCTTGAGATATGACTCAAATTGTTCTAACATATCATTCAAGTCTGCATCACTAGGAACAGTGAACTCTACCTTAACTGGCAGTTGTTCTGGATAAGTATTTTCATAACTAAATTTATGCATTACAATTTCTCCATTAGTGGGAAGATTTTCGCAATCTCAATCGCACATTTCTGTGCAACTTCCATATGCTCCTTTTGCGTTCCGTTTGCAGAACGTAACTCAATATAGTGAATCCATGAACGTAGTGTTCCGTTCATATACAGTCGTGTCTTTGTCAAACCTTCTGGTAGGACTGCACGAGCCTGTTCTTTTGCAATACCATTATCAATCGCCCATTGGTATGCTTTACGAGATGTTTCGATAACACCTTGTTGTCTACGATTCCACTCGGCAATCAAATCTTGGTGTGTTTGATTTTCAACTAGAGATGGATCGTTCTCAATCTCAATAGAGTTTTGACGATTCTCAGTATCCTGTAGACGGCATTCTCTTTTAGTAAATGCCTCACCCATTGCAGACGGTTCTGCATACCGTTGTGAAAACTCTTGAAAACTAAAACTACGATGACGCACAATTTGATGTGCAATATCTCTTGTAGTCTCAACCTCTATGCAAGCGCTAGCCATCTCCAATGGTGACCAATGTTTGTGTTTACATAGATATCGTATGAGTTTTTCGCTCGTTTTGTGCGATTGTTGGTTCGCTGGATTGGAGACACGGGCGCAATACGATATAAGTTCTTGGACATCGTTACCGACATATAATTCTCCTTCTGGTGGTTGACTGTAACTAATGAGTCTTGCTGTTGTCAGCATTTTATTTATTTCCTTATTCTCCGTCACTATCATCCTCTTTCTTTTTCAATGAATAACCACCTGTTGGTAATTCTTCCCATAGTATTGTATCACCTGTATCCCAACCAACTTGATCTAACGAGCCAGGTGGAAATTCTATGAATAGTTCTTTAGTCTTGCCGTTCTCTTGAACTTCGACCATCCAACTATTCTGTGACATTTGTTTGTATTTCATGTTATAACCTTTGTAAAAAGTAAGCAGTTTATCTTCATACTTAGGAAGTATATCCTAGTTAAACCGTTTTGGTCTAGGACGATATGTGCCACGATTTGCATTTTCAGCAAGTCGCTTACTTAGATCTTGATCACGCTTTACAAGTTCTGCGTTATCAAACTCTAGTGCCTTCACACGAGCATTACTCTCATCAAGTTTTGCACGATAGAAGTCTCGTTCCCTAATCAGCTCTTCCTGTGTCATCAGAAAGTCTCCTTAATCAGTCTGAGAAGTTGCGTTTTGCATTTCTGTTCATCGTAGTTCAAAAATGCAGCGTATTTGACGATTAACCGTCTTTGGTCTGGCCATACTAGATCATCTTTTAATTCCTTATCCCATCGTTTCACATAGTTCAGTAATCCTTGTAAGATTACCATCGTTTCCAAACTAATTCGTTTAGCGAGGAAGTTCTTTAATAATACAGGATGTTGCCCCTTTTGTAAAGAGAAAATTTCATCAAAATGTGATATTTGTGAAAATAATAATGACATATCTGTGATAAAGTTATACGTCAGAGATTGTTTGTTCTTAGACCATTCTAAGTAATTTTCTTCTTTAAAATCACCTAACCACCCCTTTGGTGATTTGGCAAAGTTTGCAACAAAGTAGTCTAACGTCTTATCATCATACTTTCTTGCAACACGAGCAAAGAAATATCTATCCTTTCTTTTTAAGAATGATGCCTTTGATGCACGAGTTTTACCACCATATTGTGTGTAGTCATATTCACTAGTAAAGTGCAACTTGAGACCAAGATACATTTGGTAAGCTTCCCATGCCTCCATTGGAAACTCCTTAAATTGGTAGGGTTGCTACTCTTGGCAAGAAGTTAAGTTCTCTTGCATCAGCTTCTAGTTTTTCTTTGAGAGGTTTTGAAATGAGAGGAGCAATTGCATCTGGCTCCATCTGGTGTTTTGCACAGTAATCCAATACTGCATCCATATAGGTTGTGTTTCCTTGTCCTTGTTTTACGATATCTTCAATCGCAATTGCAAATTTCTTTGGTGTCATCACTGCTAGTTCTTCTAGATTCATTATATACTCCTGTTAAGTGATGGGGGGAAGCGAAAGGAATATTCTTCCCCCCATCTTATTGAGCAGAGCCAGTGTATAAGTGCTGGGTGCAAGTTTGGCATTAGTCCTTTTTAGTTATAAACTTGTAAAGTTCTTCTGCCTTTTCCATGATTTCTTGAGGTTGATACATTTTTGGTGTATACTTTTCAAAAACTTCTATGAGATCTTTTTGTTGAGTTTTTGCTTGTTCTAGCATTTCAAACATTTGTGTTTGTGCTGTGTCATACTGACGATCAAGCATATCTTTGGCGAGAGCCAATGTGTCGAACCGTAGTTCAAATGGGTTTTTACTATTAGACATAATATTCTCCTTTGTGTCTGTGTTGTGTGTTGTGGACTAACCGTTGATCCACACGGATGTATTAAGGCATCACCCTTCAATAAACTATCTTCGCAACCACAGTAGTTTAAGAAGTTTATTGCGTTTGTGGTCTTGTATCAATCTTCGATACGTCCACATCTGCCAAAGTTCCATACCACTCTCCTTTTTACAGTTGAGTGCGTTCCTTCTGCATTATGCATACTTCCGTCCTCTACTGAGGATGAACGTGGTAGGTTATTCTGTTACTAGGAAACCTACCGAAACCCTATCCGTTTATGCTGCTAGAGCATAACCTTGAGGTGCAAAATTATCGTTTGCAGTTAGTTTTTTGGACTATTAGGCATCCATCCCACAGTTCTACTCTTACCTATCCCCATCAGTCGATCCTATTTCGCCCCCATCATAAGCACATGACTAGTAAATTGTGCAGAGATTGAACTCTTACTAAAAATGGTAACATAGCAACTGCTACTAATACCATTACCAAATATATTATCCAAATTTCTCTATCCATGTGTTTATGGTGGAGGCGGCCGGTACTGCCCCGGCGTCCTGTCTAGTATTCGGTTTGTATCAACAAACTGTATTATATTTATACCACAGTGGTGTTCAAATGTCAAGTGCTTTTTGAACCAACAGGTTTACAAACATACTCAACAGAATCCCAATCACCATCTGGTGGTATCTCCACATACTCAATCATAGCATATTCGCATTTGCTTTGAGTATCAAACCATTGAACATCCTGTTCAATACAAGTGCTTCCAGAACACACAGTCAATAAGATATGCCATATCAATTCCATTATGTACGAGTTCCTTGTTTACCAAAGGTAATATCACCTTCACCAGTTCCTAAAATACAAGCTTGATCACCTTGAGTAAATTCCAATAATGTCCAAGTTTTTGTTTTAGGATTCAGTGCAATAACAAACTTAGATGGTGATGTTGCTCCGTTAGGAAGTGCAGTTACACCATTTAGAATGATTGTTGGCACTTCTCCATATTTCTTCACCAACTCAATAATACCATTTGTAGATGAACATTGAATTGGTTTTGATGCCCAATATATTGGTGCATCTTCTTGGGCGAATGCACTAAGCGGTAGCAGTAGCAACACCCCCATTAGTAGTTTCTTCATTTTCTTTTTCCCATTGTGAGGTGAAGTCATCAATGGTTTCTACAAGAAGAGGCAAGTAATCGTGCTTCTCTTTGATGAA